CCAGTCGTCAATGTCTTCGACTTCAGCGAAGAAGGTGATTTGTGTTTCAAATTCTTCCTCAAACCATTCGTCGTCGTATTCGACTTCATCCCAGATTTCATCTTCCCAATATTCCTCGTCAACGCTTTCTAGGATGTCTCGCAGGTCGAGAACTTCTTCGATCTCGTCTTCCCATTCCATTTCCCAGTCTTCACGTTCCAGGATTTCTTCTGCGTAAGATTCACCCAGGATCTCTTCCAGGTTGTCGTCGATGATTGCTTGGTAGTACTCAGCGTCGCTGGCTACCCATGCTTCGACCTCTTCTTCTTCGAGAGTTACTTCGCCTGCTTCTTCATCAAAGATGACTTGGATAGTTACTGGTGCTATTGACTCTTCTGGTTCTCCAAGTGGGGTACCCCCTCCTGGTGGGGTAACCCCCTCTGGTGGGGTACCCCCTTCTGGTGGGGTAACCCCCTGGTCTTCTGGTTCTTCTTCGTGTACTAGATAATCACTTAGATCGACTTCGACTTCGGCTACGACTTCCCCTGTGTCATCTTCGATAGCGATATCAAGCATGACTGGGGCAGGTGGCACTTCAGTTCCCTGATCAACACCTGGCGTTGGTTCGGGTTGTGGAGCAATAACAACTTCTATTGCTTGCCCATTATCTAGAGGTATCTCGACCTCTAACGAGTCAATAGCAATAGCGACCGTGGCATCTTCCACTTCAGCAATTTCGATACTGTCCTCAGAGAAAGAAATTAGTGATGCGGCTGGTTCCGGCTCAGGCTGTGGGAGTAATGGGTCTTCAGCAACTGGTTCTGGGGCTTCTTCAATAGCAGCCTCAATTTGAATTGATTTTTCTTCGTTGAGTAAAAGAAGCGAGTATTGCTGGACTTCTGCCACTTCTGGCTCTTCAGGGGTGCTAGCGTTTTCTGTTGTCGGCCCTGGTCCTTGATCCCCCTCTTCGAGGGCTGGGGCTGACGTCATAATCTCTTCTACGTTCGCATCAAATGTTTCGATGCCAGGAGGTAGGAACACCAAAACTGGGTCAGCAGTGGATGGCCCAGAGATTAGATATCGGTATGTGGCTCCAGGTATTTCATTAACAAACTTGCCGTCGTAGTAGCCAAGACGTTGACCGCTTTCAGTCTCAATCTTGATTGACATCTGCTTACTGCCTGAAGAAGCGACTGTGAGCATTGTGCCGCTGTCAGAATCACTATCTGTGGGGCAGAAAGAACACGTGAAAGGCCCAGAGCGTGAACGCATAGGCGTGAGTTCCATCGTGCCCGTGCTCCCGTTCCAAGCACTCGCAGCCTCAGTTGGGTTAGTTGCCGCTAAGGCATATGCCCACCCATCTCCATTTACGTCTATCCACCGTTCCTCTGTAGGCCAGTTTGAGTCGTAGATGTAGATGCGATATCCACCCTCGACTTCTTCAACCCTGTATGGGGTTACTGCGTGACCGCCCTCGTCAGAGTAAATCCCAATTGTGTACCCCGTGGATGGCTGGCCTTTTTCCGCTGCCTCAAAGTCTCGTAATAGAACTTCCGCTAATTGGGCGGGGTGGCGTTCTAGGTATGAGGACGCTTCCTCTTGGACTTCGATAGCGAACTGTGTCACATACCAATAAACCAACTCTGATAAAAGAGCAGGGTCTTCTTTGATAAGAGCCGCCACTGTTTCAGCATCTTGGAAACCGGCAAGCGTTGTAGCGTCTGATGCGAGCCTGAGGCTTAGAACCGCCAGCCCTTCACACAGACCGCCTTTCATTGAGCGGTTCGCCTGTGAGATCAATTGGAGAATCACAGGGTATGGGGTGCATTGGTTGTTCGTTACATCCGAACAAACTTGTGAATCGCCGTACAGCCGACGAGCCATATTGACTGTCAGGTCAGCGGGTGCTTCACCTCCTCCAAAGTTTTGGAAAGAAAAAGCATCATTTTCGGGTTGGTAACTAAGGGAGTAGTCGTCAAGAGGCTCAGTTAAGTCCTGAACAATTTCGACTTTGGGCACCGTTGTTTCAACGGGTTGTTCTTTAGTTCCTCCCTGATTGCTCCCACCTGAGCATCCGGCTGCGAATAACGCCCCGGCGCACAGGTACGCCAGGAGCCGCTTCATCGCTTACGTCTACGCTTGGTCTGATACCAAATCAATAGGCCAATAAGGGCTGCTATTGCTGTGGCGCCGATGATTACTGTTACTGAACCACCCGGTGCCTGGCTCATATCAAGCGAAAAGTTTTTAGTGCCTCCACCGAGAAGGTCATTCTCAGATTTGAGTTCGGCAACTGCTTCTTCGAGTTGCTGCACTTGGTAAGTAAGGGCTGCTTCGTCGCTGCTGGAGTCCCATAGGAACCCAAAGGAGCCTGCGAATGCAGCGGGAAGGCCAAGGACCCATGCAATATTGTCCTTTATTTTGTCAAAGAGGCTTAGGGTGTCGTCGATCTTCTCTTTAACCCGCCCAGTCATCTTGTCTGTGGCTTTTTCTAACGAGTTTTGGATATTCATTAAGGCTTCGGTAAGAATTTCTGCGTCGCTTTCACTCTCATTCGACATTTTCTGTAACCGCCTTTTCTACTTCACCTTCGACTATGCTTCGTAGATCATCTACTTGGCCCTCAATATAAGAAATAGCACTGGCTATCCCATCGAGAATAGTGTTTCTTTGGTTCCAATTTTCTTGCATATCCATACAATGAGTCTTTCAGCCCAGGATGAATAGGTCATAGAGGGTCATATGGCTACTAGACGGAAACTATACAAATGCGATAGTTGCAATTGGTATATAGGGGCAGAAGTCTTAAAGAGATACGCCGGTGAATGCCCGAACTGTTGTACACTTATAGACACCGAGAAATCGGGAGATAAAAAAGATGAATGAACAAAACGGAGAACTACCTAAAGTTATTTGTGACGCCAGCGTCTACCAGTTCCCAGAAAAAATAAAAGAGCCACGCACAGGCCCATTCTGGGAAGATCTCGCTGACATAAATCCTGAGGCCGTAATTTTTGATGGCCCAGGGCCTGTAGATCTGTTCGATAACTGCATTATCGGAGTGGGCTCTCGGATAGGCGGCCCAGAAAACCCTGTCCTTGTTTATGACGAAGACAGAATGGTTGAAACCTTGTTTGACGCTGGCTGGGACTATGACGAGGCCGTTGAGTACCTTTATTACAACACCTTTGGCGCTTATTTAGGTGAAGGAACCCCGATAATTCTAAAAAGCAGGTACGAATCCCCATTCGAGTTAAGTAGGCTCAATCTCGAATGAGTGGGGGTAAGAGAAACGCCCCACGGATGATTATGAAACCCGACTTTGATTTCGACATGGAGTGGGTGGATCAGGCTGCTTGTGCCGGTGCGCCTACTGAAATTTTCTTTCCTAATTATCACACACGAGAGAGCACGGCCCAAGCACGGGATATCTGCAAAAAATGTGGGGTGGTCTGGGAATGTCTCAAATATGCGACAGAGGTCCCAATTGATTTTGGGGTTTGGGGAGGGATGCTCCCTAGCGAACGAAGGCGTTACTTTCGGAAAAATAAGTTACCCCCGACTCAAAGCCGGGGGTAACTAGATGACCACCTCCCCAGTTGCTAGCCGTCTATTGCTCATATTGTTCCTATTAGAAAGCGATAAGTCAAATGGCGCCACGGAAGGGTAAAAAAGCAGCAAAAGAACATCGTAAAAACGCCCGTGAGGTAAAATTTATTGGTGGGTCATTTGATGGGAAAAAGTGGTGGATTGTTTACCCTTGTCCCAAAATGGTGATGATGAATATGGGCCGTGATCCTTACTATTTAGTTGAAGGAACTACTTCTTCATCCCCTCAATATGAGTACAACCCCGATAGGTTTAATAAAGAAAAGGAAGACTGGAGGGAACTGTGGTAACGATTGGGCTTATATCCCCAGGACAAATGGGTTCAGCGATTGCGGCTTGTGCTGCAAGTAAAGGCCACAAAGTTATTTGGGCGAGCGAGTTCCGGTCGGAACAGACCCGTCAGCGAGCGGAAACATATGGCTTTGTTGACGTTGGGACGATTGGAGATCTTGCATTAGAGGCTGATCACATATTTTCATGTGGCACGGGGATGGCCAGACGAGATCCCTATAAGCATTGGGCATTTGAGGTTGTCGAAGACGTGATCGAGGCAGGGTTTCAAGGAATTTATTGTGACGCTAATTCGATGACAGAAGATATGTCTAAGAGTATGGAATCAATATTTTCAGATGCTGAAGGCATAGATTTTGTTAATGGGATGATTTTAGGCTCACCCCCCGTTGACCCAATAATGTCTGTTAGAGGTTACATAAACGGTGGGAAAGCAGATGAGTTCGCTGCCTTATTTAATCAACCAGATGTACCTAAAATGCTTTCAGATGGCGTCCTGAATTACTCGGGAGATCACGATGATTACCATGTCAGAGGACACCATCTTCGTTCTCGGAAAGAAAGAGGGCTGTTAGGGCGACACGATGTATTCAACTGGGTAGTAGTTGATGGTGACCCGATGGTTCTAAAACTAGCGTTCACTGCTTACACGGCTATCGCTCATGGTTCGATAATTATGGCGAACAGGTTCACACGAGAACATGGCTTAGAAGAACATCTGTTTTTCGAATTAACTAATGGCTTCCCTATAGATGCTGCTATGGATGGGAGCAGAATGGGGGTTTTTGCAGGATGGTAGTTTGCCCTATCAGACCAATTCGTTTAGAGAGCGTAGGCTTAGGTCATGTCTAATATCCCAGCGTTAATAACCTGGGCGGGGTTGAGTATGGTTGCAACAATCGGAGCAGTGTTATTACAAGCACTGAATGTTAAAGAGAAAATTGCCGCAACCTGTTTAATCTCGGGTACAGGAGCCGCAATTTTGTGCGGGTTTACCGTCAGTGTCTCATGGGGGCTTGGGGCCGCCGCTGCTGTGCTAATCGGCGTTTCACTACTAACGGGCTACGAGGGCTGATATGGGTTTTCTAGATGGATTGAAGTTTACTGGTCACACGGGTGATGGTTTTATTAATGGCGATGAAAAAGCCTTTTATTACAACCAAAATATGTCCCGCCTTAACCCCATTGAAGGGGGCAGGAAAAAGGCGTACAAAGATGATTGGGACGTAGACAGAGCAGTCTCTGAAGGCAACGACCGTGTGACATGGGTCTACAAGAGTATTTATGCGATCGCTTCCAATGCCGCTCGTTTACCTATTGAGATTCTTGATATCGAGAGCGAGCCAGTAGATCACTCACTTCTTCCAATCTTGAACCGTAAAGCAAACAAATACCACGACGCCTACAACTTTCGCTTTCAACTCTCATCCCAAGTACTTCTTTCCAAAAGAGGCGCTTTTGTTGAGGTCGTTAAAGATCGCTTAGACAACATTGTTGGGCTTCATCTTTTACCCCCTAATTGGACATTCCCTATCCCTGATCCAAAGAACTTTGTTGCAGGGTATTCAGTCCAAGTGCCTAACACCAAGGAACGGATTGTTAAACCAGACGATGTTGTCTGGGTGCGAATCCCTCACCCCACAGACCCTTATAGGGGGCAATCCCCACTTGAAGCCTGTGGCCTAGCCATAGATATTGACTATTACTCTCGTATCTACAACAGGAACTTCATGGTCAACGATGGTCGCCCTGGTGGCATTCTTATGGTCACAGGTGAACTAGATGATGATGCCGCTGAAGAGATCAGAAGACGCTTCTTAGGTAATACAGGCTCTGCCCTTGGTGGCGCTGGCCGGATGACAATCATGGAAGCCGAACAGGCAAAATGGATTGACACATCGATGGCACAACGTGACGCCCAGTACACGGAGACAAAGCAACTAGCCAAAGAAGAAATCCTTATGGCATTTGGTGTTCCAGAATCGGTTATCGGTAACGCCGCTGATCGAACATTCTCGAATGCTGACACTGAACTTGAGGTGTTCTGGCGTGAAACAATGCTCCCTCACTTGATGTTGATTGAACGTGCTTTCGACCGTTTGGATGGATCTGACGAATTAACAGTCAAGTTCAATCTTGAAGATGTAGCGATTCTTTCAAGAGATGAACGTGAACGTGCTTCTTACCATCTTGAAGAATTGAAGTTTGGCGCTATCTCAATAGATGAGTACAGAGAAAAGACTGGCAGAGAACCAGTTGGGGCTGACTTGATGTGGATACAAGCCAACTTGATGCCTATAGGGCAAGCAGTCGCTGATGGCCAAACCCCATCGACAGAATTCACGCCTCCAGAATTACCCGAAGGGCAACCAGGGGTAGTGCAACCACATGCTCCTATGGTCGTTCCTGAAGTGGAACCATCCGAAGTTGTTCCTGAGGCGGCTTCTCTTAATGGAGCAGTTGAAGAGAAGTCGGAGGGTAAGGAGTCGGCCCCTTTAGAACCTGATGTTTGGGGTTTCCAATTTGGCGATACATGGATTGACCATAAAGCCGCAGACGAGATAAGGGCTCGTAGGGCTCAACAGACTGAGAGGCTTATTGCCTCCATCTCCATACAAATGGCCGCCTTCTTCAAGAGACAACAAAGAGTCCTCTTAGAAAAATGGAATTCGGCCAAGATTAGGGAGAAGATTAATAAAGGTGTCTCCGTTGGGGTAAACGACATCATGGACGTTCCTGTTTGGGATCGTCAGTTGTTGGCAGACGCAAAAACTTTCATTATGGCGACAGTTATAGATGGGGGTAATGAGTTTGCGTTGATGACATCTAAACAAATTGAACCAGATGAAGAATTAGTGGCGGTTGCTGTAGTTGCTGGCCTTGAACGGATGACAGAAGTCAACAGGACCACCCGACGCCAAATCGAGAAAAAGATTACAGAAGGGTTAGCGGCAGGCAAGTCAGCCGCTGACATCGGGGAAGAGATCAAAGCCATATTTGATGATGCTGTAAAGAACAGGGCTCGTTTGGTGGCGAACAATGTTGTTACCTTCGGATTAAATGAAGGACAAATGATCGAGGCTTCAAAGACTGGGCTTCGTTACAAGGTTTGGCTATCCCAGCAAGATGCGAAGGTTAGAGCCACGCATACACATGCCGATGGGCAAGCCCGTCCTCTTTTTGATCCTTTTGTCGTTGGGGGCCATTTAATGATGCACCCTGGTTCGTTGACTGCACCAATTGAAGAAGTGGCTAATTGCCGTTGCACGATGCTTTTTACTAACGAACCCACTCCTGCGGGGCTTCTGGAGTTCGGGGTTAACCCTGAAGAAATGGCGTCTTTAAGAGATTCTGGCGTTATTGCACGTCTGGTTAATTCAGAAGTAGCAGCATCCAGCGTATAGTCTTTCTACACCTTCCACCATGAAATCGTCTAGAGGACATAACCTAGGTGAAGAACACCTAGGAGACCCTGTGGAACTCGAATCGAAACAAGCAACAGTAGAAGCAAAAGCCGTCAACGATGCTGAAGGCATTGTAGAAGCGGTTGTATCAGTTACGAACATCGTAGATAACGTAAAAGATGTAATCGAGCCAGGAGCCTATTCAGACACACTGCAAAAACGTGTCCCTAAGGGCGTGTGGTCTCACGATACTACTGTGCCTGTTGCAAGAACCGTAAAGGCAGAAGAACTGTCTCCCGGTGATGACCGCCTCCCCGAACATCTTAAAGTTCAAGATGCTGGCGGAGTTCTTGTAAAGATGCAATTCAATCTGAATACAACTCGGGGCCGTGATGCTTATGAGGACATTAAGTTCTTTGGCGGGGAACAAGAATGGTCGATTGGCTATTCAGTCCCTGAAGGCGGTGCTGAGATGAAGGGTGACACGGGTATACGCCATATCAAACAACTTGAATGGTACGAATATTCACCCGTGCTTTTTGGTGCCGCACCTGGCACAAAAACAGTTAGTGTTAAAGAAGAGGCTATAACAGAGGGGTCAATGAAAGACGAGGAAATCGAAGACACCAAAGGCCCAACTCGGAGTCATAAGACTGGAGTGAGGGACGAAGGTTGGAACGATAAAGTCGCATATAAGAACATGCGGTCCCCTGCTGATAAAGCATACTTCTCAAAGATCTTTGCCTTCCATATAGACGGCGAAGACCCATCAATGAAAACAAACTACACGTTTGTTCATCATTTCGTGGGTTCGGATGGTCGGCCTGGCCCAGCGGCTTTGTCGGCTCTCCAAAATACATTTGGTCTCCTTAATGGCGCCCGTAAGGGAACAAAATTAAGGGGAAGCGACCGCAAGGGCGTTTATAACCACATCGCAAAGCATTACAGGGATGACGGCCGCACGCCGCCAGAACTTAAGGCTGATGAGTATATAGACGCAGTTATGGAGATGAAGGAAAACCTTCCTGAATCTCTCAATGAAGAAATTGACACTCTTATTGAAAAGGGTGCTGAATTATTTGAAATCAAGTCCAATTTGGAGGACACAATGGCTAACGACGCCGAAATCACAGAAACAACTGACGCTGAGTTCGTCGCCGAAGACGCCCCAGTGTCTGTCCAG